CAACAGAAAGACGAAAAAAGACATGGACGTGCCCAATCAGACGGGCAGATGAGGGATGCCATGACAACAGAATCTATCACCAACAACTACCTGACCAAGGCGATGCAGAGAAGCATTCGCAGGCTTGAGAGGAACGGCTTCACCGCCCGGCGCATCCTACCGGTCGATTTGATGGCCGGCATCCATGCCCGCGAGTTCCGCGCCGACTTCGCCAAGCAAACTCCCACCGGACTGCTGGTGTTCAGCGTCCGGATCGACACCGACGGCAACGTCACCAACGCCAAACCATAACCAAACACCATCATGAACAAGCTGTACTGGATCGTCTGCGACGACAAAGAGAACAACGTATTCGAAGGCCGCTACCAGGGCCGCACCCGAGGCGAGGCATTGAAGTTCCTCAAGCAAACCATCGGGCGCAAGACGCTCAACGGACTGGTCTTCACCATCACTGAAATCCCGGTGCCGCTGATCCGCGAGATCATCGCGGAGGTTCTTGCCGAGGGTATCCCCAGCCAAGGAACCCCGGCAGCGAATGTCGTGCCACTCACCCGCTCGGAACCGGAAGCCAGCCCGGGACGTTACGACGCGTTCGCCGACGCGGCTGAGCCTGAACCAACGCCCGTGGAGGCCACGCCGCCAAAGGCCGAGAAGTCCAAGCCCGCCAAGAAGGTCGGCAATCCCGGCCACGGTGATGAGCAATGGGCGCAGGTGAAAGCCTATTGGCTCGAATGCCGCAGCGTGAAGCAGACGGCCGAGCATTTCGGACTGTCGCCCAACTCGGTCAAAACCCGCAGCCGAAGGGAGGGCTGGGGAAAATGAGCGCGCCGGAATGGACCCCGACCGTCGGCGGTGGCGCGACCGTCTGCCACTACAGCGACCGCACCGCCTGCACGATTATCCGCATCAGTCCGAGCGGCAGAACCCTCTGGATGCAGGAGGACACCGCCGTTCCCGACGGATGGAAGCCCGAGTTTCTCCAAGGCGGATTCGCCGGCCACTGCGTGAACAACGCTGACCAGATCTACCAATACTCGCCCAACCCGAACGGGACGACCCACCGCGCCAGCCGCCGCAAGGACGGCTGGTTCCGCACCACCAACGGCGAACCGGTCATCCCCGGCCGCCGCCAGTTTCACGACTACAACTTCTGATGACGATCGAAGTCCTCAAATACCGCAAACCCGATGGCTACGCCACGCGCTACTGGTCGGTGATCGTGAATGGCGAGCTGCTCGCCGTCACCCTTTACCGCAAGGGCGCGGAGGCCGTTGCCCGGGCCATCACCAACCCCAATCCATATCCCCATGTCTCAACCCTTGAAGATCCTCCCGAGCCCGTCACCACGCCCTGCGAGCCCGCCGCTGGCATGGCGACCTGCCGGACCCGATGACCTCTGCGGCCCGGCCGCCACCGTCGCCCGCCGACTCGTCGAGAAAGCCCGAAAACTCCACGCCGATCCCGCCGTCCCGGTCAAACTCTTGCTCTACGGCCCGCCCGGTGTTGGCAAAACCGCCATCGCGGAGATGGTCGCCGATGTCCTGGCCGGCATCCGGTTTTCCGTCGAGGAATACAACGGGAAGCTCGTCACGGTCGAAACCGTCAAGCAATGGATGGGCAACCTTGGAGCCACCTCGCTGTTCGGTGTCTATTCGGTGAAGATCATCAACGAGATGGATCGCTGCTCGCGGGACGCACAGGACCTGCTTCTGAGTTATCTCGACCGCCTGCCACCGCGCCGCGCTGTCATCGGTACCAGCAATCTGCAACTCGACCTGCTCACCGAGCGGTTCCAGACCCGTTTCCAATCGATCAAGATCGGAGCACCAAGCACCGAGGAAATCGCCGACCTGCTTCGCCGCCACTGGCCGGTCGATCAAGCCACCGCCCTGCGGATCGCAGTCGGCTCTGGCGGGTGTGTCCGGGCCGCACTGGCGGATCTGGAATCCTGGCTGGATGTCAGCGATTGTTGACAGCGGCCTCCACGGCGATGACCGAAGATTCCCCGAAAGCCCGTACGCTCGCCAATGGCATCGAAGTCTGGAGCAGCTTTGACAAGCTCGTGCCGGTCGGCGAGTTGAAGCCCAACCCGCGCAACCCGAACACGCACCCGCAGCGGCAGATCGAGCTTCTGGCCAAAAACATCCGCTACTTCGGATGGCGGCAGACGATCACCGTTTCCAATCTCACCGGCATGATCGTTTCCGGTCACGGTCGCCTAATGGCCGCCAAGCACCTCGGCGTAGAAGTGGTGCCGGTGGACTATCAGGACTTCGCCAGCGAGAACGACGAACTCGCCGTGCTGGTCGCCGACAACCGATTGGCCGAGCTTTCCTCGGTCGATCTCAACGAACTCGAAAAGATCGCCAGCGAGTGGAAAGCCGCCGACTTCGACGCAATCCTCGCCGGATTCGAGCCCGCCGATCTCGAAGGTCTGCTCAATCCGGGCGGCAATGACGACGATGAGGATGACGAAGACGACCGGCACGACAAGGAACTCGACAAGAGCGACGTCACCGTTGCGGTCGGGCTCTACCGGTTCCGCATCACCCAGGACGAATTCATCGCGTGGTGCGACCGCGTGAAGCAGGACGCCGGTTTCGACAAAGAAAGCGTCCTCACCGAGATCCGCAACCGCCTCGGACTATGAACATCACCCTTGAATCCATCGACGCCATCAAACCCTCGACCTATAACCCCCGGTCGGCGGTTCCCGAGCGACTCGACCTGATTGAACTCTCCCTGCGCAAACTCGGCTTCATTGCCCCGATCTTCGCCGACTCGGACGGCGAGATTCTATCAGGCCACCAGCGCCATCTCGTGGCCAGCCGCATGGGAGCCACCCACGTTCCGGTCTTCCGCACCAAGGCGCTCGACCTCGACCAGCGCAAGGCGCTCAACATCGTCTTCAACCGGGCGACGAATGATTTCGATTTCAATAGTACGCCCGGCAGGGTCACCAGTGAGTTGCAATCACTGGACATCCAGGCGCTCGCCGCGCGCATCCCCGATAAGGAGGTCGGCAGCGATGGATTCCTGCGCTGCCTCAAGCCCGCGGAGGTTGCGGTGAAGGATCTCTGCCGGGTGAACTCGGGCCGCTGGATCCAGTATGCCCGCAACCTCGCCCGCACGCTGCATCGCCACGGCATCCTCATGCCCATCGTCTGCCGCGAGGATCTGACCGTCATCAACGGCATCGGTCGCCTGGAAATGCTGGCGGAGAAAGGCGCCGCGTTCGCCCCGGTGGTATTTGTCACCGACGAGGAGGCCGAATTTGCGCGGGCCATGATGAATCTGCTCTCAATGGATTTCGACATCCACACGCGCTATGCTGACATGCTCCGCTTCAATTCGTTCCGCCGCGCACGTCGCGTCCGGCGCGAGCTTGGCAATGGTTTCATCTTCGCCACCCACGGCGCGAAGCCCTGCAAGGACTTCGACATCGGCAAAGCGACCGACCGCGCCCGCTGGACCAAGGAACACGGCACGACCATCCTCGACTTCGGAGCCGGCCACCTGACCGAAACCTTCCTGCTGCGGCAGGCCGGCATCGACTGCACGCCATTCGAGCCGTATCGTCTCGGACCAGGGGGCATCAACAAAGCGGAGAGCGTGGAACTGGCCCGTGAATTCCTCGCCCAGGTCGCGGCAGGCAAGGAGTGGACCAGCATCTTCATCGCCAGCGTGCTCAACTCCGTGCCCTTCCGCGAGGATCGCGAGCACATCGCCTGCCTGTGTGCGGCTCTCTGCAAGCCATTCACCAAGGTCTATGCCTGCGCCTCTTCCGCCGGGGAATCCGGGTGGCGGCAGGTCAATGGCAAGGCGTTCATGAATGAATCCAACGCGGGCAACATCGCATTCCGCCTCGACTACGAACCGGGCATCCGCATCGGTGACTTTCAGGACAAACCCAAGGTCCAGAAGTATCACACCGTCGCCGAGTTCAAGGACCTCTTCGGCACGTTCTTCCGCTCGGTGAAGGTCGAGGAGTTTTCCAACAACATCAACGCCGCCTGCGCCGCTGCCCGGCCGGTCGATCTCGCCCGCCTGCGTGCCGCCATCGAGTTCGAGTTCAACCTGCCGTATCCCGACGGCACCCGCATGGATCTCGTGAAATGCGCCATGGACGCCTTCTCCCAACGTCTTCAAACTTCCCTGAAATGATCATCCTCCTCGACCTCAACTACACCCTGGTGGCCAACAATCCGGCGCGCGGCACCACCCCCGAGCGCATGGAAAAGCGGCTGGCTGGCGAGCAATACCGGCAATGGCTCGTCGAGCTGGTCCGGCCGCACATCGTTGTGATCATGACGGCGCGCCCGATCACCTGGATGGGGAAAACGCTCGACCGCATCGAGGAGCAAACCGGCTGGCGGCCGCAGGAAGCCCGCTTCGCCCCGCAGGGCTGGTGGAATCCGCCCGCGATCAAAGAACATCTGCTCAAGCAGCACATCTTCCCGTTCCACGGCGAGGACGCCCGATACCTCGCGATTGAGAGCAATCCACGAACCCGCGAGATGTATGCCAAGTTCGGCATCCCGTGTTTCTGGGTGACGGAGGAAGGCACCTGCCTGACTCAGGGCACGCGGATCGTGAAACGCCTGCCGCGTTGACACCCAGTCCGCGGGCATGAGTGAAGCCCAACGTGACGAGGTGATCCCACGCGGTGCCTGGCAGTTCGATCAGGAAGTGACCGCCGCTTTCGACGACATGCTCCAGCGGAGCATCCCCCAATACAACGCGATGCGGATGGTGACCTTCGAAGTCGGCCGACGCTTCGTGCAACCGGGCACCACCATCATCGACATGGGCTGCTCACGCGGCCAGGCGCTCCTGCCGTTCGTTTCCACGTTCGGCGAGGCCAATGACTACATCGGCTTGGAGATCAGCGAGCCGATGATCGAGGCGGCGCGTCAGAACTTCAGCTACCACCCGCACGGCAATCGCGTCAGCATCCAGTCTGCCGACCTGCGCCACGAGTTCCCCGGTGTGACATCCAGCCTCGTGCTCTCGGTGCTCACCCTGCAATTCACGCCCATCGAATACCGCCAGCAGATCATCCGCCGCGTCTTCGAGTCGCTGGCGCCGGGCGGCGCCTTCATTCTGGTGGAGAAGGTCCTCGGCGCGACCTCGAAGCTCGATGAGGCATTCGTGAACCTGTTCCTCCAGATCAAGCGTGAGAACGGCTACAGCGAGCAGCAAATCGACCGCAAGCGGATGTCCCTCGAAGGGGTGCTGGTGCCGGTCACCGCCCGCTGGAACGAGGAACTCCTCCGCGGAGAAGGCTTTTCCTCGGTCGATTGTTTCTGGCGGCACCTGAACTTCGCAGGCTGGGTGGCGGTAAAGGAGTAAGGATCGGCTTTAAAACGATGGAATCGAGAACGGCCCGCACCAGTCCCGCCAGACCAGCTCGATGGAAACGGTGTCTGCAAGCGGTTCAACCGCCAGAATTTTCAGACTCTCGTTGTTGCCGAGGGAATGCGGCTCGCCGCCGCCCCACCTTCCACTGGTCTCCAGTTCCCATCCCTGGCGGAAGCGCTCAGTGGTGTGGCTGATCGTGATCGATTTAGCCGTCACCCGATCAAGCCGGTAGGTTCCATTGTGGTGGGTGGCGAGGGGCGAGCCTTCCCGCAGGGTGAGCCGCTCGCTTTTGTAGTGACAGCCGCAGGAGCAAAGGACTCCTGACAGGATCACAGGGATGAAACGAACAGCTAATGGATTCATCGTGGGAGAAGCCTGCGCATGCGTGGGCAAAATCCAAGCCGTTTCTGCGAAGCCTACGCTTTGACATGCCCTCTGCGGTCATGGAGCAAAAAGAACTTCCACCAGACATCGCCGAGAAGATCCTCGACGCCGATTTCCAAAACATCGTTAAGAAAGTCGCCGCTGGGAAACCTCTCACGGTGGCCGAACGGGCGCGCATCGAGTCCCGGGCGGCCGGCAGCGTGGAAACCTTGGCCTATGCCAAGACGCTCGTGGAACTGGCTGCGGTGCTCGGCGTGTCACGCCGCACGCTCTCGACCTGGCAGAAGATGGAAGGTGCTCCCAAGGCACTTTCCAACGGGCTGTGGCCAGTGGCTGACTGGCGGGAGTTCGTTCGCATGCGCGGACTTAACGCCGGTCGCACCCCGGTGGGCAACGAGGAGGCACTCAAAGCCCGCAAGCTGCTGGCAGAGGTCGAAGAGCGGGAGCTGAGGATCGCAGTGAAAAAGGGCGAATACGTCCCGATCTATCAGGTCCGCGAGGAATGGATCGGCCTGGTCGCCCAAGCGACCTCGATCCTGCGGGCGAAGTTTGAAAACGAGCTGCCGCCGATTCTATCAGGACTCGACGCCACCGGCATCCAGCGGGAGTGCCGCCATGCGATTGATGAGGTTCTCCGCTGCCTCCACGAATCATGAAAATCCTCAAAGAAATCTGGCGCGAAGCGTGGCAGCCACCGGACCGGCGGCCGGCCTGGCAGTGGTGTGAGGACAACATCGAGGCGATTCCGTATTCGCCCAACCCGGGACGTTTCCGGTCGGAAAACTCGCCGTGGATTCGCGAGGTGATGGAAGCGCTGGTCGATCCGCGCATCCGGCTCGTCTCGATCATTGCCTCGGTGCAATCGTCGAAAACCACCGCGCCCGAGCTCACGCTCTGCTACATCATTTCCAACCTGCCGGGTCCGGCGCTCTGGCTCGATCAAACCGACGAGGACGCCCGCGATTATTCCGAGTCACGCCTGCAGAAGCTCTTCGACCAGTGCCAACCGGTCGCCCGCCTGATGCCCACCGGCATTCACCGCCACAAGCGCAAGAACAACGCCATCCAATTCACCAACGGGATGACCCTCTGGATCCTCGGCGCGCACAACAAGACAAACCTCCAGCGTCGTTCGATCCGCTGGCTCATCGGCGATGAAACCTGGCGCTGGCCGCAAGGACACATGGCGGAAGCCGAGGCCCGCGTCACCGCATTCGGCTGGCTCGGAAAGTGCATCTTCATGAGTCAGGGCGGCGAGGAGGACGACGACACCCACCGCAAGTTCGACATGACCGACCAACGCGAATGGACCTTTACTTGCCCGGAGTGCCACTACCGCCAGCCCTTCAAGTGGGAATGCGTCGAGTGGAGCAAGTCGGCCCGCGATGAAACCGGCGAGTGGGATTTCGACGAAGTCCGCCGCACCACCGCGCTGCGCTGTGAGTCGTGCAACCACTACTTCAACGACAGCGAGCGGACGCGGCGCGAACTCAATGCCACCGGTGCCTTCGTCGCCAGAAACCCGAAAGCCTCGAAGGAGAACGTCGGCTTCCACTGGAATGCCCTCTGTGCGATGAGCTGGGGGCAATTGGCCGAACTCTACCTGCGGGCCAAGGCGTCCGCACGCAAAGGAGATGTGAGTTTGCTCCAGCAGTTCTATCAGAAACGCCTCGGCCTGCCGTGGCGCGAGTATGTCGAAGATTACAAACTCGAAATCGTCAAATCCGGCTACAAGCGCGGCGAGACATGGGAAGAGGAAGGCGCGATCGATCCGAAGTCCGGGAAAATCCTCGCTGCACCACTGCCTGAGCGCACCGGGCTGATCCCGCTGCGCTTCATCACGGTGGACTGCCAGATGGATCATCTTTTCCTCGTCGTTCGCTCGTGGTCCGCTCAGGGGTCAAGCCGCCTCGTATGGAACGAGCGCATCCTGACCTTCACCGACATCGACGTCCTGCAAGAACGCTTCGGCGTGCATCCGAGCCTTGTTTTCCTCGATGCCGGCTATGCCACCTACGACGTCTATCGTGAGTGTGCCAAACGGGGCTGGGTGGCGCTCATTGGCGACCGCCGTCCGGTCTACAATCACAAGGGGCGAGATGGCAAAACCATCCAGCGGTTCTACTCGCCACGGCGCAAGGTGGTGTTATCTCATCGCCAGCACTGCCACGTCCATTACTGGAGCAACCTCAACATCAAGGACACGCTCGCCCGCCTCCGCCGCAATCAGGATCCCGCGCAAGGCCCGACCTGGGAAGTCCCCGACGACATCGACGACGACTATCTCGCCCAGATGGAAAGCGAGCATCGCATCAAGGAAAAGGGTCAGTGGATGTGGAAGCAAATCGGCTCGCGACCCAACCACTATCTCGACTGCGAGGCCGAGCAAGCCGCCGCCGCCACCATGCTCAAGATCGTCGGCCGCGAGTCCATCGCCGCCGCCCCGGTTGACACTCCGGACGGGGAGTCATGAAGAACGTCACGATCCTCCGCTTCCTCACCGCCGTCGGGTCCGCCCTGACCACACTGGCCGCGCTCGACCTCGCGGGCCTCGCGCATCTCTTCGAGCCCGGCGTCGCCGCCTACCTGCTGGCTGCGGGGCCCGGTGCGCTCGCCCTCAAGGAAATCGTCGTCGTCCTTGGCGATTGGTTCGACGACGGCAAGCCCAACCAATCGTTCAAGGTCGGCGTCCTCGCCATGGCGCTCGTCGTCGTCTGCCTGCCACTACTCGTCTCCTGCACCGCGCCGCCGCTGAGTGGCACGGTCGAAAACCAGGACGGTCGATTCACCCTCCACCCGGACGGTCGGGTTGAAATCCTCATCGAACCCCGCACCTCCAAGTAAGCCATGAGCACCTTCCATGATTGGTTCAATTCCCAGAAGTTCCGCCACTTCGGCTCGGGCGAGTTCGAATCCTACTTCGACCGCGAACGCAAGGGCGTGAAGAACAGCCCGCCGCCGCGCAAGTTGTGGAAGAACATCGTTCCCACGCTGCGGATCGTCGATGAACTCCGTGCCTCGTTCGGCAAGCCCTGCCGTATCCTCAGCTCCTACCGGTCCCCGGCCTACAACAAAGCCGTCGGCGGCGCGCCACTCAGCCAGCATGTGGAATTCACCGCGCTGGACATCGCCTTCGATGGCGTGAGCCCGCAGCAGGTCTATGACCGGCTCATCGAGTGGCGCAAGGCGGGCAAATTCACCGGCGGCATCGGCCTCTACCCGTCGTCCGGCTTCGTCCACATCGACACGCGCGGCCGAAACTCCACCTGGAAAGGCAAGTGACCCATGGCACGCGGACTATTCATCACCGGCTTCACCGTCGCCGAAGTGCTCGCCATCCAGGCGCGGGCAAAGGAACTCCTGCTCGAAGGCAAGACCATCATGAACTGGAACGACGCGGAAACATCCGTGGCCAAGCAGTTCACCCTGCCGGTCGATCAGGTGCTCGATGAATGCGGCCATGCCCTGCGCGTGCTCGATCCCGCCACCTACGGAAAATCCCGTATCGCCACCGCTTCCCATATCTCCGGGCACCTCGCGAAATGAATCGCCTGCAATCCATCGCTCGCCTGTTCCTGCCGCCAGTGCTTCTGCCCAAGGCGTGGGGGTCTCCGTTTGAGGCTGCGAACTGGTCGCCGCGCCGTGGTGCGGTTCCCGGAGCCTCACCCTCTGACGCTCGCAAGGAACTCACCCCGAGCGTGCGCACCGAACTGGTCCGCAAATCGCGCTACCTCCACAAGAACAGCGGCTTTGTGCGCGAGCTGGTCGCAAACATGGCGATCTACTCGACCGGAGACGGGATCCGGGTGCAGGCTCAGTCGCCTGACCCTGAGTGGAATCGCACCGCAGAGGAATACTTCGCCTATTGGTCTGCCCGCTGCGAAGTCACCCGACGCTTTTCGTTCGAGGAATGCCAGGCGCTGGTTTGTCGCGGAATGGACATCGACGGCGAATACTTCATCCACAAGACCCGTGACCTGGATGGTGAACCGCGCCTCCAGTTGATCGAATCCCACCGCATTGGTGATGAAATGGGGTCGAAGGAAACCACCGATGGGATCGGCCTTGATGCCTTCGGTGCCCCGGTTTTCTACCGCGTGCTGCAGGACGACAACACCGCCCGCGACCTCCCGGCACCGGCCATCCTGCACATCCATGAACCGGAATGGGCTGGCGGTGTGCGCAACCACCCTACGATCCAACATTCGATCAATCATCTCCTCGATGAGATTGAATTGCTCGCCCTGGAAAAGCATGCGGTGAAGGACAATGCCGACGTGGCCCGCATCCTCAAGACGGCGCGGGGTGAGATCGACGACAACGGTGACTTCGTGGTCGGTGGCGCGGGTGCTGGTGGGGACGCCAGTGACCCGGTGTCGCTTCAACGCATCGTCGGAGGCAAGCTGGTCGCCCTCAAACCGGACGAATCGCTCGACAGCTTCCAATCCAACCGCCCATCGCCGACGTTCACCGGCTTTCTCGAACATCTTCGGCGTGACTCCGCCCTTGGCATGATCCCGTTCGAGTTCGCTGCCGACTCCAGCAAGGTCGGCGGGGCAGGTGTGCGCCTGATCGTGGCCAAGGCCGACCGACGCTTTTCGTTCCGCCAG